TGGATGGTCAAGGATAAAAAGGCCAAGAAGGCAGGGGGTGCTAGCGGTGCCGCTCGCAGGGGAAACATTGTCCCTCTGTCTCTCAAATTGGCAGGACTTGCTGATGGTAAGATCATCAAGGTTAGCCAGCTTGATAAGGATGGTAAGGGTGCTCGAGTCGTCGACTTAGCAGCCAACTCAAAAAGCCTCAAGCGTGTTGAGGGCTTGAAGATTACATCTAATAATATGGAGGGATATAACAATGCTCTTGACCAGCTAGTTAAACAGGGTTCCATTACTGCACCCAACGCGGACGAATTCCGACGACGGTTCACGATGCAGCTCACAGGAGCTGGCCCAGCTTCTCCATTCGCGTCCGGGGCAAGTTCTCCGGGTTATGCTTCCCCTTCCCGTTCACCATATAGCGCAAATGTATCCCCGGCTGCATTTGCAATCGGGAGCCCCCGATCGTATGGTCAGTAAATTATGGGTAAACGTCTAAATAAATTATATAATAGGGATTCCCTATTATATGAAAGTAGGTTATAAGATAATAGATTTTTAATCAAAAAATCAATCATGACATCGGTTTCAAATAGTTCTTCATACAATCATCGGGAATTCGATGAGAATTTCCGTCGTTTCATGAATATTTGCGAGAAAATCATCAACAAAAAAGATGAATTGACTTCCGATCTAGATTTAGATGGCAAGGGTAATCCTCTCATGAAATGTCTTAATCAGTATATGCGTTGTTATGGTAAAACTGATCCTAATGAAAGGGACGGATTTCATGTAGATCTATTCAGGGTGATTTTCAATGAAAATAAGGAGTATATTCTTAATAATGGTCACGATAATACAAATTGGCTTACCGAGAACAACATTATCTTGATATATGGGTCTAATCTAGGTCTTGGTAATACATCTAGGATCAGAATTTACCTTTCCCATATCTTTGAAATGGCTGCTATTATGAAATCTAACACTGATAATATTATCAGGGAAAATACCGACGAAGATCCGTCCGACCATGATGAACTTAATTATCCGGATGCATATTTCCTATATTTGTTTCGAGTGTTTAAATCATTTGTTCGAGACAGGTCCGAAACAGCTAAAATAACGATTATTATTTCAAATTTGGAGGATAAGCTCGGATTATCAGAGGGGGCACAAAGTAATGCTCGTGGAAATGGTTTGGACGGACTTCTTCAATTTGCCACCGGTATGATGGGTCAGATCGGGCTTCCAACACCACAGGATGGGCATGATGCTCCATCTGGGGATGATGTTGGAAAAGCCCTTAAGAATGTATTTGGTAATCCCAAGACACAAGAAACCATAAGTGGAATGTTCAAAGATATGGACAAATGTGACAACATTGGTGATGTTATCGGAAAGCTTGTCAGTGGTATGAGTGATCCTCAATTTAAGGATGCCATCGGTGATTCCCTAAATGGGGTGGCAGATGTGGGATCTGGTAATAATAAGAGTTCGGATGAGAGGGGTAATGGTAAGAATGAAATAGTGGATGGTGGGACGGATGGATCCAAGGGACCGGTGGGGCTTTCGGGGAAAGAAACCGATGTTCCGGATGGGGAAATACCAATTGTGAGTGAAGATTAATTTTTATTAATTCGAGTGAATTAACGTCTGGATGAAAATCTTGTAACTGTAGTGTTACTATTCCTAGATAATGGTTGTTGTTGGAGAGATGGTTGTTGTTGGAGAGATGATGATCCTTTCATCACAAGATAAGATGACCTATTATATGGTTCTGTTATAGGATTTACTGGTTGTGTATTGTGAATGTTTGGAGGGGGTATATCTTCATAGTCTTTACCACAGCCTTTAACACAAATGGAAGGTTCAGAATATAATCTCCATGCTTCAGAGAAACTAATAATAGGTTTTCCTAATCCTTTATTAGCCGAATTATGTAAATCCCATGTCCATTTAAACATACCTATTTGTTCGTCTATATCATTAGTTATATGTAAATACTTTTCAGGTGGATTTTTTTCGATAAATGTCATTGCATGTATCCTACATTTTTCACATGGAAAAGACTCTATAATCGCTTTCAAGAATTGAATAAAAAATAAACACGAATCTATGTCTTCACAAGACATAGCCATTGTATGAATAGCATACCAAACACCCGGTCCTAGTATTTTTGGATTTGTTGGAAAATCAACCCCTGTATTATTGATTGAAGACATTTAATATATATATGGTAATATTCTTTTGATAAAAGAATATTTCTTTTAATATGCAAAATTATTCTATCTTTTAAGAATACACATCGAGTTATCTTCTGGGATATTATAGACATTATCGGGTGTATATTTCGGCAAATACATATTATATGCATTTTCAAAACTAATTACCTCTTTGCCGAGTCTTTCATTAACATTATTGTGAAATTTCCATGACCATATGAACATACCGTTTTTAATACCCCTACTATTAACATAATTAATATAAGGTTCTATAGGATTCTTAGACAAATACTCAGTTGCATGTTTTACACATGTTGGACATGTCAATCTATATACCATCTTGTTAATCCATGCCATGAAAAAATCAATAGCCATATCATTAACTGAATCTATTGCTAAAATATGAATAGATAACCAAACACCTGGTCCAAATATGGTTGGTGATTTAGGGAATTCAACCAAGTCGCGTGATGAATTATCATTATTAAAATATGACATAATTTTGTGTCTGTTTTTGAACAGACACAAAAAAGTTATTGGATTACCATTCTAATTTTACATCCCATATTTGTGCATATTTCTGAAGATGTACATCAGGGAATTCGTTTTTAGAATAAACTTTCTGAGGACCAGTCCCAATATCCCTAATCTTAGGACTTCTCTGTCGATGAATATATTTCAAACAAATCTTGATAAAGCTATCGAAATAATCCCACATCGCACCTTTGTCCTCATTTGAAATAACGGGTTCACCATCTTCATCATTATCAAATAATGCCTTAAACGCATCAATATGATTCATTGGAATATCTGCGAAAACTTCAATACAGTTTTCTCTGAAGAAGATCTCTTCACGTTTGCTGATTTGATCCCAATACTTATAAGAATAATTCACGAAATTAGTCAGCAATACCTTGGAATCATATGATTCTAAGAAGGCTGAGGCAACCATGATAATATTAGGATCAATTGTGGTTTTATTCCTCCTGTTACAATCAGCTAATAACTCTCTGATAAGAATAGTAAAATCTGAAATATTCTGAATGAATCTCACTTCTTCAGGTGGCGGAGCAGAATCGTCATTTAATGTAGACATCGCGTTTGATAGTTTTAAAAAAAGGTGTCATTCTTTAGGATGCTCTGAAGCATAATCAAATTCTGAAAAAGGAGTCAAATATACACGGATGAATAATATACTTGACCATGGTAATATAACAGGCGAGGGTATGATATTTCTACTGAGGGAAACTCCAGTTAGTAATATTGTACTGAAACTTTCAAACACTAGATACAATCTAGCCGGATTTTATTATGAAACAAATGTCAGTGGTTCTAGTCAGATAAAAGTTATCTTGACCGATTTGGGGAATATTGGATCAGGGATATGGTTGCCATCTTTAGATCTACATGATGTTTTATCAGATAGTCTTGTTTCGAGGGCCGTTTGCAGACCTTTAATAGATAATACAGTTAGCGATAATAAATCTTCTAATAAATTACCGGGGTTATTCAGAGAAATATTAGCAGGCGTTATATTTTCTGACCTAAGTAAGGACAATTTACCACAAGATTATCTGATTCAAGAATGGATGAAGTACTTATTAATGGAATCTTTCAATGATGAATATTTTGAGGGATCAACCTCTATTTCTCTCATTAACAATATAATACTTGATTTATCAGACACGATTCCAAACCACACTAAAGGTATTGATCCCGAAGATAAAGAGGATGACACTATATCAATACGTCATGATTTTAAGACAAGGTATTTATTGATAGATTTAGGATTTTTTGGTGTTCCAATAGACATATATCTACCTCAAAACAAACGAAAAATACTTGATCGATACCTGATCGATCCGTCGATTCTGATCAAGTCTATATCACTTAGTTTCGCGAAATTATATATAGAAAATAAACCTTTTTCTGAGAAATGTGTAAAAAGTTTACATATATCTGATAGCGACAACAAATTATCAAATGTCAATTCTGTGGTTATACAGAATTTAATGAGTAGCGGTCACCATTTAACCGATTTTATATCATCATCTATTAATAGAGGTGTAATTGATCCAAACAAATTAATCAACATAATGGATCAATATATACATGATTCTGACACGACCTTATCCCATTTCTCAATAGATCCACTTTTAGAATCAAATAATGGTATAGATTCGGATTTGATTAAATTAGTAAGTGTATGTCCATCCAATTATCAAGATACACCCGATGTGTCACCTATCATTATATTGACATCTCTCCGTGATAAGATAGATTCAATGGTTGAATCTATTTCTTCGGGTGAAACACCCATTCTAAATATTAATGAATTAACGGATACCGTTAATCTATTAATATCTTCATTTAGTTATAAATTAAAGAAAATACCGATATTAGAAGGTGAAACATCTGTTCCATCTGTTACTGTTATATCTTCTGGTCATAGATCAGGTGTTCCCATCAGATTATCTAATAGGAATAAAATTATCTTATCCCTGATGGATGACGATCTTGAAAGATTCGATCGAAACGATCTGATAGAGATATTGTCAATATTAGATGTAATGTCTGATGGTGATAATCGTTTCGACGATATGAGAGCAAAGATAGTGGGTATTCTACATTGAAGTAATGTATCAACCAATTTTATAAAATTGGTTGATACACGGGGATTTCAAATATTTTTGACAAATAATGACATTAAATATGTTCTATTCTCTTCTATAAAAAACGAACATATTTAATCACCATGTCATATCTTCCAACATCAGTGTTTACGAGGATAAAAGAAATTTACATTCAAAATCCGGTTCGTCTTGGAGGTCCAGATCACATCGAACTGGAAATTAGATTTGGGGAATATTCCATTCCACCTAGACGTACCAAATATTTCGATAAGAGAACCCAACAACAAAAAACTAACTATGAAACCAGACGTGAGATCACCAATATCACTTATAGTAAATTCTTGGAGAATCTTAAGATCAAACCAGTTGTTACCGATGTAACCGATTATAGAGTTGGAGACATTCGCAAATCTATTAATAATACAACAGGCAAAATAACTTGGATTCGAAAAAAATCTCTTTTCAGAGAAAATATTCAACGATATAGAATTAAAGTTGATGTTAGCTCCGAAGATCCAATCAATCCCGTCATTAATTTCTTCCCCGAAGAAACACGCAGGAAACTCAGACGAACCTATTTGTTACCGACTGGATTCCAAATTGATTTGACCGAAGTTACCACAACTTATAAAAACAATTTAGTGAAAACTATGAAGTTGAGATAGAGGCAACACGCCGGGGTTTGAGCATCGAAAATATCAACAAAAGCATAGGAATTATTCTTCAAATTATTCAAGATACTGAAATTATATATACTGAGCGAGATTATTTTGAAATCATCGATTATGTTAATACTTCATTGGATGGACGGTTAGGTAAATATTTGGATGATAAGGTTTATTATCAACCGCGCAATCTACATTTTAAGGATCTAGTTTATGGTGGAATTGTTGGTAACAAAAGTGAAGTATATAAGGTGACTTGGAAAACAGATGGACTCAGGAAATTATTGGTAATGTCACCGAAAGGTATCTGGCTAGTGTGGGCTCCATCCGAAGTTAATCTACTTGCAAAATGGACTCATCCTATGTTGATAGGTTCTATCTTAGAAGGTGAACATGTACCACTTGAACGACGGGTTTTCAAGCACCCCGAAAAAACTAGGATAAAATACACTGATTATTTCGATATACTTAGGGATGAAGACAGTGACAAAAATATGATTAAAGGATACACTTTGGATCCACCACAAAAATATTGGTTCCTAGGCTTCGATGCTCTAGCTAATCCCACATCTGGTAGATCCTCCGATAGAGGGGGTAATTCTATTCAGACTAGATCTCATAGCGAGAGGATGAGATTGGTACAGTTTTTCAAAGACAAATTGTATGATGGATTGATGTCTGATCCATTAATGGAAGACTTCCGGAGAAAAATATTCTCGAT